GTCTTTTTTCTGTTCCCCAATAACTAAATTTATATTTTTTGTTATTAGTTTGATATTGTTTAGCATCTTGTATAAAATGATATTTCAATTGATGTACATTACCTGGTATATCTGTTTCATCTAATACAGATACTTTACAATCAATATTATTAAATACTTTTTCTTTATATAATTCTGCCGTATCGCCTCTATCTGATCGGAATATAATAATATGTTTACCTTTTATGTGAGGTAAAATATGTTCTTTAATAGCAGTATCAGATTTTTCTAAATTCTTTGGGTCGATATAATTTGGTATGTGATAATGAAATTCATTCTCACTTGGTATAACTATGATGTCACTATCTGGCATATCTTTTGGATCTCTACGGTGTGCCTTGTTAAATCCAAAGTTATAATAACCAAAATTAAACTTATCTATATTTTCATTTTGAAATCTATGATAAAGATAACAAAATGAATCTAATATATCTACTAGTGGCTCTTTATAATTAATACCACTTCTTAATCTAGCAATTGTTATTTTCCTACGTTCCAAAATAAAGCACCTTTCTTACCAAACTCTTTCATTACTGACCAACCTTTTGCGTCATATGTAGGCACAGACGGAAACGGTGGCACATCATCACCTTTTACTTCTTGTGTAAACTTATATTTTGATCTGTATAATTTAGCACGACCTACTTCGTGTTGTTTCATTGTATGTCCAACTGATACCACGTGTACTTCTTTTTCTGGAAATGCCATTTGTAATCCACGTGTTAATGTACCACTTGATCCTACAGACCAAATTTCACTTATCTCTATATTATAATCTATTTGTATTGATTTGGCAAGCGTGGCTATATCTTCTAAAACTCTTGGTTCCTCTAATCCTAAAGGTAATATTCTACGTCTTGTAGGGTCCTCATAAAAATATTCTCTGGCTCTTGCCTTTGTTACATTTAACATACCGTTTGGTACCCAACGTATATCAGCACCATAATCTAATGCTTGTTGTTGATATGGATGTAATTTATCTAATGACCTTTGTGCCATAAAGAATACAGCTTTTTTACCATAGGCTTTGGCTTGTAGTGTTAATGATAATTGAGCATAACCATTTGCTGGGCAACCACCATAAACAAATTCTTCAGCACCGTGTTCTATTTCTTCTCTAATTAATCTATCAACAAATCTTCTTTTAGAACCACCTTCTAATAGATCATCACGTACAATATGAAATCCCTCGTGGTTCTCTATAACTAATTTAGGAAATTCATAAGGTTTCATTTTAATATTTCTATTTCACTTTCAGTTTCTATTACGACACGAGCACCACAAGACAAAATAGGCTTATCGTTGCCGCTATAAACCACTTTGGATGGTCCGTGAATAGCCACTTGATGGCAATAAACATTCTTACTACCTTGCTTAATCGTAATAACTGGATCGTTTCTTTCATTTTTTTTATTACTCCTTATCACGTGTTGGTTAACGTGAATATATGTTTTCTTAGATTTTTTCAATGACTTCTCCGCCTTTTTGTAATCTATCCATCATCTTTTCAGCTTTCTTATAAGCTAAATCTAATTTTAATTTAGATACGTGTTCCACAAACGTTCTTCCTATTATATGGTCATATTCGTGTTGAAATATTCTACTTACCATACCGTCTAAATGACCTTCTTGTAAAGCACCGTTTTCATCTTCATATTTAACAACAACTTTTCTAGGTCTGCTAATAGATAAAAATACAAATGGAAAAGTTAAACAACCTTCTTTCATTAATATTTTTTCTTCACTTGCTGATATAATCATAGGATTAAAACAAGTCATCTTTAAACCGTTTTCGATTTTTGGATGACCACCTAAAACAAACATATTAAAAGGTAAACCTACTTGATTACAAGTTAATCCTAATCCATTATATTTGTTCATTGTTTCAAACATTTTTTCTGATAATTCTTTTCTATCTTTAAATCCTTCACTTTCTAACATATCGTCTTTAAAAGGAGCGATTGCTGTTTGTACTCTAGGATCATTTGGTGGTATTAACTTTAGTTCTTTAGACATTTTGTAACCTCGTAAAATTGTTTTGTTTTTCAAACTTAATTATATTTGTAAATTTATCAAATAATATATCTCCTTTGTGTGATATAATAAAGACATTTTCATTTGTTAGTGTTTGAATAATCTTAAAGAAATCTTCCGTTCCTTGACCATCTAAACTACTATCAAATATCTCATCTAGTATTAGTAAATTTGTATTGGTACTATTTTTCATTTTGGCAATAGCACGCCAAGTAAATACTAACGCTAAATCTATTCTCATCTTTTCACCTTCACTGAAACAATTATAATCAAACGTATCTCTATGTCTGCTTTTAACTGTTTCATTAAATTCTTCATCTAAATGAAACGATATAAAGAAGTCCATTGATTGTAAATACTGATTAATAAGTGTATTCATTATAGGCAAATACTTTTTAATAATTCTTTTTCTGGCACCTTTTTCTGATAGTATCTCTCTTAATATATCTACGTATTTCTTTTCTTCCGTAATCTTATCTAGTTCTGTTTTAGACTCTGTTAATTGTTTAGTCATTTCAGCTAGTTCAGTTTCAATAGATGTAATATCTTCTTTTGTATGTTCTAACTTATTTAATTCTTCTTGGATGCCTTGACTATACTTTTCTAAATTCTCTAATGATGTATTTAATTTTGAAAGTTGTATATTCATATCATAGATTTTATCTGATACTTTATTCATAGTTGTAAGTCGTTCTTCAGTAGCAGAAATCTCTTTTAGTAAATCTTTCATACCATCATTTAAAGTAATTAGTTTACCTTTTTCAAAAGCAATTTTTTCACCTCTAAATTGTTCTTCTAACTTTTGTGTACAGGTAGGACAATTATCATTTTCTTCAAAAAACTCTAAACTTTTTTTATGTGTAGATAGATTTTGTTCTATCTTTGTTTCTAACTTTGTAAGTTTCTTTAACTTATCTTCAGCAGGTTCTTTGTTTTTTAGTTGTTCTTGGTTAATTCTTATCTGTATTTGTATTTCCTCTATTTCTTTACGTAATTTTTGTGAATCTTCTTCATTTTTCTTAATAGTGTCTTTTTTATACCCTTTATCGTGGTTTTGGCGTGTTTTTAGAGTGTTTAAATGTTTTGACTGTAATTCATAATTGGACTCTATTAATTCACATCTATGACGAACCTCGGTGATGTTTTTTGTTAATAATGACTGTTGATCTCTTAATATTAAGTCCATTTGTGTAAAAACCTTAATATCAAGGATTTCTTCAACTACATCACGTCTATATCTTGCTTTCATCTTCATAAATGGCTCGTAAGATGATGAACCTAATATAATGACTTGTACAAATGATCTATAATTAAGTTTCATTATATTTTGTTCTAATACTTTTTGATAGTCAACTGTATTAGCTTCTTGGTTTAACAATTCGCCGTCACAATAGATTTCAAATAAATTAGGTTTAATACCACGTCTAACTTGATATGTTTTTCTACCAACAATAAAATCTATTTCAACAACACAATCGCCGTTGTTTATTGTATTGACAATTTGTTCTTTTTTAATAATTCTAAATGGTCTATTAAATAATACGAAACAAATAGCATCTAATAAAGTTGATTTACCAGAACCATTTGAACCTATAATTAAAGACGTAGGCGACTTACTTAAATCAATTTCTATAGGTGTATTACCTGTAGATAAAAAGTTTTTCCATCTAATTTTTTTAAAAATAATCACGTGGTAATTTATCCCAATTCATAACTCTTAAATTTCCTGACACACTTATTCTTGTTACGTTAGACTTAAAAGGTGCCACCCAATGTTGAAGTAAAGCAGGAAACATAAACATATCTCCTGTTTCAGGTAATACTGTTGTGCCTGTTGTTGCCCAACGTGGTCTGGCTTGTTGTGTATATTCAAACATTAACGCACCTGGTTTACCTGAAGTGCCTTCAAATTCTCTTTGTTCTTTTTTTAATTCTTTTGGTACATCTACAAAAACAACAAACGAATAATCTCCACCGTGTGTATGTACAGGATTGAAATCGCCTGGCTCCATAAAGTTTACCCACAAATCGTCAGCTTGTAAATCTACATTTAGTTCTTCTATACCGTGAAACTTACAATGTCCATTTCTATATGCCTGTATGATAGGATGTATTTCTGTATAAAACCATTCTTGTACTTGTTGTGGATATAAAAATTGATTTTTTAAATGACCTGCTAAAGCGTGATTATAACTTTCTTTTGCTTTCTTACCTTCAGTTTTTAATTTCTTTATAATATAATCTGGCAGTTTTGTTTTCATAACAAAAGGTCCCCAATTCATATAGGTTGACTTAACGTTTGTTATCTTACTCATCTTTCACTTGCCTCCGTATAAACATCTTTAATAAAATCTTTTAACTTGTGTCTATCTAAATCTGTGTCTATTTGATCGACATAATTACCTAAAAACGTAAGTGTGTCTTCACCTTGTTCTAATATATCTTCTCTTACACTAGCAGATACATCGGACATATTGTCTTCTATTATATTTAATTCGTGTATATTAATTTGTGTTTGTAATCTATCAACAAAGGCATTAAACATATCTTCATCAGTTTTATTAGATACAAATAATTTGACCAGTGATTTATCATATTCTTTTATATCTCTTTTATAATAATCTTGGTCTTTATCATTATAATATATTTTTTTATGTATTCTATTTGGATTAACTATTCTTTCTAATTCTCTTGTTTCTGTATCAAAAATATGAAAACCTTTTGAATCTTTGTAATCTGACCAGGTCATTTCATATTGAGCACCCAAATAATAGATATGACCATCATCTGATTTTTTATGAAAATGACCAGACAATACTTTTTCAAATCTTTTAAACTGTGTTGGCTCTAAACCTTGATCGTTATAATGACCTCTCATCATTTCAAATCCTTTGATTTCTAAATGTCCCATACAAATTTCTGCTGTTGAATTATCAATAGCATAAATCGAGTCATCATAATTGTCATCACATATCCAAGGTAAAAATAACATACGACAACCACCTATTTCAACTTCTTTAGGTCCTGTGTATATCCAAGGTTCGTGTTTGCCATCAAACGTTGTAAACAATTCAGTCACAGAATTAATCTTGTTAGTATTCTTATAATAGGTATCGTGGTTACCTATAATAATGTGAGTGTCAATTTTCATATCCCACAATCGTTTAAAAAACTTTTCTCTAAACACACTAGCAGTTTTGAAATTAATAAACTTACGTCTATCAGTTACATCACCTAAATGTATTAGTGTTTGAATATTGTTTTTTTCTAAGTATGGGAAAAATTGATTATCGTAAAAATCAACTTGATAATCTAAAAAAGCAGGACTATCGTTTCTCACACCAAAGTGAGTATCGTTTAATAAGGCAATTTTCATTATATAAAATATTCTAAATTAGATTTTGATGTTCTTTTTTTTCTCGGTTTCTTTTCTTTTTGTTTTTCTTCAACAACAGTATTCTGTCTTAAAAATTCACTAAATTGGTTTCTAAATTCTCTATCTTCACCAGGTTGTAATGTCATATCATCATAATTAGCATCCATTATCAACTTATGTTTAATTGTTACTTGTTTCTTTTCTTTTTGTATTCTTCGTACAAAAGCATAGAAAATAATTTGAGTAAAGTAAGCAAAAGGATTGTTTGATTTGTCTGGATCAAAGTTGTTTAAATATTGTAAACAATTTTCAATACCATCAGAAATCATATCATCTCTAAAAGTGTAATTAATAAAATTAGGTCTGTAAGATAAATGATTCGCAATCTTTAAAAAACAACCACCTATATAATCTGTTACTGGCGGGTTAGGAAGTTTATCTCGCTTTGCCTTTCTACAAAGTTTCTTATACTCCTTCATCGCCTCTAAAAACTCTTTATTATCTACGTAATGTTCGGTCTTCTTTTTAGTTTTCATAATCTCTTTAATATACTACAATTTGTAAAATTTGTCAATGCTTATACAGTTCTACAGTGACATATTCGGCACCTTCTTTATATTTTTTTAACATATGATTTTCTAATTGTTTGGGAGTGCCTTTAAAGTAATAATGTTCAACAACGGATTTTTGTTGATTATCTGTATCAAAACCTGATTCAATTTTCCACTCACTTTTTTTCATTCAACATTGACATTTGGGAAAAAATATGTATAATGAGGCGTGTAGCCGTTTGATAAGGATAATACCAGGTACTAGTGTAGCGTCTTTTTAATATCTCTAAAACTATCAAATATTTCATTATATTCTTCTTCCATTTCCTCGTCTAATCTTTCTTGTTCATAACGTTCTTCAGTATTTTTTCCTTGTTGAGGAGGATCAATTTTTTCATACCCTTTGGCTATTTGATGATAACTTCTACTCATCTCATCTGTGGCGTTTGTTATCGTTAATATTTTATCTTTTGGAATTGTAACAATTGGATCGTGTGTAAAACCATTCCATTTAATTAAAGCAATATAGTCTTTTAATCCAGCTTTTGTAAATTGAGGAACGTATTTAATTTGTAATGGTTTAACGAGTCGAATGTATGGCGATTTGTCTTCTAATTGTTCAATAGGAAAAGCAGTGACAATGTCATCACCATTGACTAGTTTAACAATCTTAATTTGTTTTACTATTTTAATGTTTATCTCTGGCATTGTTTAACTCTACGTTATGTATCTCATAATTAAAATCTTCTCCATTGTAAATATTTATTCTTTCTTTAAAGTGTTGAAGTGTGTAATTCTCTTTTTCATTGTAAGAAATATCATCAGCAATATCGTATAAAGTAGCAGCTGAATTATTATCTTTTAACCGAAGACCACGACCAATACTTTGTAGATTACGTATCCTAGACTTTGAAGGACTAGCAAAAACAATATTGTGTAAATTGCGAATGTTAATGCCAGTAGAAAAAGTACCGTAACTAGCAATAATGATAGCATTATCCGATTTCTCAGTAATCGCTCTAATAGATTCTCGTTCATCTGCCTCTACTCCTCCAAATACGAAGAAAACTTTTTTATCTTCGGCTTTATCTTCTATTAATTGTTTTAATATAACACCGTGTTTTTCAACATATTGGAATAAACATAAAGTATTGCCTTGTAAAGACAAACAAAGGTTCCGTATATATTTATTTCTTTTTTCGTTAGAAACGAGGTAGTCCATTTCTTCTTGGTATGACTTATCTTTTAAGAAGTGACGAGCAGTTGAATCGTGTTGTAAAATTAAACAAATAATTTTTAAATCAGCAAGTTGTTTTCTTTCTTGTAGTTCACTAGTAGAAACAACTTTATTAACAGTACCAAATAAACCTTCTAATACAAGTTTATGGGTTTTAGTACCATCTAAAGTACCTGTAAGACCAACTCTATATTTACAGTTAATAAGTTTAGTCATAATCTTTGTTAATGAAACAGCTTTAAATAAGTGTGCTTCATCACCAATAATCATACCAAATTGATTAAACCATTTTTTTGGCATATTATAAATGGATTGCCAGGTAGATATAATAACTCTTTTATTTGTATCTTTGTCGTGTCCAGAATATATCTTATGTACATTTCTTATACTATTATAACCATAATCTTTAAAGTCTTTAAATAACTGTTCTACTAATGATGTGGTTGGCACAATAATAAGTATCTTATCTTGTTTAGTATCTTTTAATCGAAGTAAATTAAAAATTAACATTAAGTAAATAATAAGTGATTTACCAGATGCCGTTGGCGAAACTAGTAAACATCTATTCTTTTTTACAGAATGTACAA